TTCGCCTTGATCACCCAGCAGTGCGCGAGCTTCTGCAACGTGGCGAGGAGACAGCGCAGTGGGAGTGTCAGTAGCTTCGGAGTCGATGCAAAGATCGAAGAAAGCAGAGCTGTTGGTGTTGGTGTTCAGTGAACCAAACACACCAGCCAGACACTGAATCAGATCCTTCTGACGCTGGTTAGCAATGTACTCACCAAGCTTGGCGCCAATGGCAGCCATAGGGTCAGAACCTGCAGCCAAAGCAGCAAGATCACGCGATTCAAAAGCACGACCACGGTGCAGAATCACACCAATCTGCTTGTCAGCAGTGATGTTGCCAACGGTCAGTGAAGAGCTGTCAGACAGCACTTCAAAGTCGCCAGAAAGGTTTGCTTTCCAAAAAGGAACATTGATGAAATCACCGCCCTCGGTGGCATTCAGCTCAGCCATTGGGCGCACCACACCGGAAGCCAGGAAGGCATCACGCTGAGTGGTTTGCTCAATGACGTAAGGCGTAAATACCTCGGGGATGATCACGTCAGAGCGCAAAGTTGCGGCCATGACTAAAAATCCTCAAGAATAGTGTTTACGGTGTGGGCGTAACCCAATCTGGCGCCGCGTAGCTTTGCCGTTGATTCATATTAACGTGCCGCTGCAGCCTTAAGCCTGTCATACAAATCACGATCAGTTCTAAACAGTCGAGATTGCTCTGTCAGGTTGAATGATTCAGGTGCAAAAGGATTTTTAGTGCCTGCAGGAATTTCGCTAGAACTGCGACCAGCCGGTGCGCCACTGCCTTGCGGCTTAGGTTGCTTTTGCATCCAAGCGGGCAACGATTGCTTAGCCCATTCGTTGACGGGCGTGCGCTGATAGCCATCAACGACTACAACAGTGCCATCGGCTTCGCGCTGAATCTGATCCTTATTCAGCTTCGTCTTGAGTACAAGATCAGGGTCATGCACGATATCTGCTAACGCAGAAACAGCAGGCGAAATTAGCTCTAGCTCTTTAACGCGGGCTTCAAGCTCAGCGATGCGTTGATCTTTTTCTGCTGTAGCTTCGCGAAACTGTTGCTCAAGCGCTTGCCTAGCTTCGCTGTATTTGCCTTCAGACTCAAGTTTTGACTGTTCAGCCTGACGCTTAAATTCTTTTAGCGCCTGATAGTCATCCGGCACTTCACCAATCAGCTCTTTCTTTTGAAGCTTGCCGATCAGCTCAAAATTTTTCTTTTCCAGAGATTCAATGCTGTTTTTCAGCTTTGCGATCTCATCAGGGCTGGCGCCTTCAACAGACGTAGCCTGCTGATTCTGCTCTTCAGACATAAATAACTCGTAGAGTTAATTGCAGTCAAATAATATCACTATTAACGTTTTGGCGCTTTACGCAATTGCGATTGACGCTTAAGCACTGGGTTTCCTGTTGATTCAGACTTGATCCGAATCACAGGATCGTCTTTGCTGCCAACACGAACGATGTTGCCGCCGGTTGGGCCTTTGATCATTGCACGCTCACCGGCAACGCTAGTGACTACGCCGTAAGTGCGCTTACCTTGGTAGGTCCAGCTGACACGATCACCACGCTTCACTTTTTCTTGCCTCCCTTTTTCTTTTTGCCCTTAGGCATGTATGAACTGCCAAGACAAGGCATTGCTTTTTTGCTGTTGCTTCAGCTTATCCGCCCGTAACGCTTGCGAAGCTGCTCAAGCGTTAGCTCTGAACCGTCATCGCGAACCATTTTTGCGATGGCATCCTTTGGCCCATATTTGTTTGACAGCCTAGTGAAATAAGCAACCTTTTCGGCGCCAAGCACTTCAGCCTGAGTTGCCTTTGACTGTTTACTCAGCCACTGTCCATAGCTTTCGTTTGCAGGCACAGGACCATCCATGCTTGCTCGCCTGCCAGGTTTTGGTGGGGTCAAACCTAAACCCTTGTAATCAACAACAGCAACAGTCGTTGACCTGCAGTTGAAGTGCTGCGGGGGTTGAGGCCCTTTGCCATATTCAAATTCTCGACCATCAAGTGCTCGACAGATTGCAGACGTGCGCGTGTCAAGCGTTGCAACGTAACGATATTTTCTCGTCACGTCTTGATTCGCTTGATAGACCTGCTGCGATGCAGCGTTGCTTACTTGATTAATGCTTGTACGAACAAGCGCCATCACTTGATTATTCGCCACAGTCGTGACCTGTCCGCCTGCGGCTGCAATTTGTCTGATACTGCCAGGCTGTCCAAAGCGAAGCCTTCCTTTCAACCTGCGTGCAATGCTGTCCGTTGTCTCCCCAGTCAATAAACCATTTCGTACAACTTGCGCGAAAAGATCGGCCTGATTCTCAGCGATACCGCGAAAAGCTTTAATAACAACTTGACCGTTAGGCAGCGTTATAGTCGTGCCTTGCGCTGCAGTCAAGCTAAACGTTTGCGGTGCGCCTTGCACTGCAGCAACAAGATCATCAGACAATGCAACAACATTGATCTGCGTAGGATCTGTCGTAACGACAGCTTGCGCATACTGCGGCGAAATCTCTACCGTATTAACAAGGCTGCGACTTCCAGCAGGTAAAACCTTACGAAGCTGCTCTTCTACAAATTCAGACTGCAACTCAGCCAAGCCTTGCAATTCAGGCACCATAATTTCCGAGGAATCACCAGCCCAAGTCGCAAGCGATTCCTTCAGCTGCGCAAGGATTGACCGTAACCTAGCAGCCTTAACAGACTCATCAAGATCTTCAATTGCACGAAGCTGCGCAACACTGTCCAAAATAATATCGTTGTAAGCGTTGATAATCCGCCTAGCAACACTGTTGCTATAACGATTAAGATCAATCGCGTTACGATACAAGCTTGCCGGTGTTGTCATTCCTCAAAGAAGCCTAAAAGCTCCGGCTCAATATCTGTCAAAATAGAAACATCAGCGCCACCTTTTAGCGCTTGCGCAACAATCATAGAAAACTCAGGAATCATGTCTTCCTCATCCTGATCTTCCTAAATTAATTTGATCTCATCAATTGACTCAATACCATATTCGCTAAACCAAGATAACCTTACGACAGCAAACGTATCTTCAGGCAATTCACGCTTACTAACGTACAACATGCGCTGACGCTCAATTTCATGATCCATCCTGAGCAGTCTCCGCAACCATTTCATCATGCCGGGATTTCATCCTCTTGTTCGGGTTCAGCCGAAGCCTCGGGCATAGACGAAGATGCTTGAGCCTCAGGCTGTTGCATCTCAATCAAACCGCCGTTTTGAGTCGCCTCAAGCTCGGCTTCAACTTCAAAATCATCGCCCAGCACTTCGCCTTCGGCAAGCTGATTTAATAATGTTTCCTGGGTGATGGTGCCTGCAGTGTAAAGCTGCAGCAATGACTGAATCTCTTGAGGCTCAAGGCGAGCGCCCAAGAAATCGCGATTAACAAAGCAACTGCCAGCCTGAGATTCTTGCAAGTAATCAGCGTGATACTGCAGGCAGTTATCAATCATGTCCTGCATGTTTTGAGCAATCACCATCATGGTTGAATCACCTTGACTGCGATCAATACGCTTAGCCTCTGCAGTTTCGGCGCTTAACTTTTGACCTAAGACAGCCGACAATCCAAGCTCATTGATCTGTCCTGCAATTTGCTCCAATCGCTTAAATTGGGCGTCATAGCTTTTTCCGCCTGGCTCAATATATTCAGCACGGCCATCAGCAGGAAAAGCAATAGCTTCACCGGGACCAGCGCTAACCTCTTCTGCCGCAGATGGAAAACCATAAAACGCAAGCATTGGAACAGCTGAAATATGAAGCTGATTATCGAGGTCAGACTGAACCTGATAAGCCTTAAGATTCAGCTCCGCAATATCTTCCATCGGTGGACGTGATTCCATCACGTTAACGCGATTGCTATAAGCAACGGTGAACGGAATATAATCAAGGCTTGTCGTGCCTTCTTCGATTTTCTTCAGTTCGCCTTTAGTGTCGCGCTGATGAATTTCAAAACCACCAGGCATTAGCACTCGCACCTGCTCAACTTCTTTTTCGCCATACTCACCGTCAGGCTGAATAACCTTTTCAAGCAAACGAAGCTGCACAAGCTTTTGAGCGCCGTCAACAAGCTCAGTGCGCCAACCTAAAATCTCACGAGGCGTATAGGTTACCCAATAAGGTCTGCCGTTGCTCCCAGCAGCAGGAGCATCGACCAACACACCCACATGGCCATAACGTATGCAGCGACGAGCTGTTTCATAGCACCAAACGTTAAGATCATTACCCTGTAGGTCTACATCAAACAACTGCTCACGAATGGTGTCTGAAACATCATTCAGCCTGACAGGTTTGCGAGTCAACATACCTGCAAGCATCCGCTCAAGCCGCACAAAGTAAGGCGGACAAGTTGAGCGAGCTAGACGGTTGTCATACGCTTCATCTAGTTCTCGCGGTTCTTGCGGCAAATAACGCCGATGCTTGCGGCGCATCTCATAGCTACCGCCTTGCAAATCTTCAATCAGGATCCAATGCGGCTCTTGATTTACCCATGCTGCATTTGGATCGTTGACTTGTGAGACCTTTGCCGCACGTTGACGGTCATAGAAGTTGTAACCGGAATACACGGCGCAATCTCACAAGCCTATGGCAACAGTTTAGACCTCTGCAGTAGCAGCAAGCGCAGACTTAGCCGTAAGGATCACTTTAGTGCGACCAACCTCAATATCAAAAACGGTATCGGGGTCAAGCTTCATTTTTTTGGTGTAAGCACTGCCAATGATCACCTTGCCGTCAGAATGCAGCTTTGCTTTGTAGGTAAGGTTGCGACCAGGCGATTTAGGTTGGCCAAGGTCTACACCCTTAGCGTCAAGCAATGCTTCATAGAAAGCGGTGAAGTTTAAACGCTCGCTACCGTCCTGCTTATGGGAGACGTAACCACAAGCCCGTACGATATCAGACTTGCCATGATCCTTAAGGTGACGGACCTTTTCAAGAAGCTCAGTGCCGGTAAGCATGTTTGAAAGAATAGAACAATGCAAAGGTAACAAATATGCGACAGCTTGTCTAGTACAACCTGATTCCCGTGCCACGACCTGATCTTGCGTGCAATGGGTTGAACAAACGCCAGATCACATAACCAAGCGCGTCATTCATATGATCGTATCCTGCATCCTTGTCAGGATCGCCTTTTTCTGTGTAGCTTTGCAGCTCAAGGCATTCAATCGTCCGCTTACAGTTCTTTGTGACTTGCAGCCTTACTTGTCCTTTCCCATTTTCCAACACAGCTTGAACAGCAGCCACCCGATCACGGACGGCAGGATTTGATCTACCGGATTGATTGCTGAAGCCATAGGTTTCCAAGATTTGAATATCGGTCTGCGCGGCGTTCGTGCTTCGGTTTCCGCCTGATGCGTCAGGGTAGACATAAATTCGACGGTTGGAATATCGTCGCTTAATTTCTTGCGCGAGGGTATCGGTGTCATGGCTACCACTCACTTCGTCAATGACAACAAACTTGTCATTCAGTCTTACACCGATCACAGCAGACATGTTTCCAACGTTGAAGTCAACGCCAACATGAATAGGTTCATCACCTGTAGAAACGCTGTCTATGACGTGCTTTTCACGATCAAACCTGTCATAGACCTGGCCGGTGTTTAGATTCACAAACTCACCGTCAAGGTAAGCTTTCAGCAAACTTGGATCGTAATTAGCCTTCAAGCGTTCGACAAAATCATCCGGCAGATGTGGGTTATCCGTCGTCTTCATTTTGATCAGCTTGCGATCATCACGCGCAAGTGCATCAGGGCTACCAAATTCGTTGTAAAGCCATTTGAAGCCTTCTGGCGTGGATGCAGCAGCAAACTGCCTTACTACACCGGAGCGAAGACGACCAAGAATTTTAGGAAACGCCTTTGATGCAACAGAGTAATTTACGGTATCGATCTCATCACTAATGCAAAATGCCAAGTTTAAACCAATGATGCGCTGAAAATTTTCAAAGCTACGACACAAAATCTTTGTATCACCCTTCGGCAGATGCAGCACATACTCAGGCAGTGGTGATGCCCTAAATGTATAAGGTATTTCGTACGCTTCAAGGTAATTATCAAAGTCCGTCAACCAGATATCACGGATTAGCGGTCCTGTTGGCTCCATAACACAGCCCACATAGCCTTGATTAGCAATTGCGAGTGATACAGCTTTACTGCAAAGGCTTCTCGTTTTGCCTGCGCCGTAGCCTGCAGAGATTGCCAAAATTTGGCTGGTTTCATCGTCAACAAAAGCAAGCTGACCAGGGTGCAAGTCTGCCTTCATCTGAGCCAGCAAGGCATCAGTATCTAAACCTGACGCATCGCCCAGGATATGACCCAATGGAGCATGATCAAGAATGCTCAACGATCAAATGCCTCATAAGACTTACGCAAACAAGCCTCACGAAGCTGTCCGCGCTTCTCGTCGATCAGGTGCATACTGCTGACATGACAGTGTGAACTGACACCATCAACGCTCATCCAGACGCGATACATATCAGTCTCGGGCAAGTGCTCATACCAGAATTTTTCGTCAGTCACGAACACAGTTGAGCCAGCTTGGCAGCGGTGTTGATTGCCCCTAAGGCTATGTGATATTGACCAGCACGCCTTGCTTCCATTTGCAATGTTGAACACTGTGACAACAGATCAGCAATCATCTGCGGGCGTTCAATGTCCCAATCAGCTTTTAGCTGATCACGGGCCATTTTGAGGTAACGATCGCAGGAGCTGGCTTTAACCCCCCAGTTTTCTTCTGCGTAGCGAAGGCAGTCAGAGCGCCTGCCACCGTTAGCGATGATGCGTGCGAAGCGTTTAGCGCGTTCGACTGCTTGGCCTTGGTATGAGTTACGAGCTGCCATTAGAAGTTTTCCTCCTGATCAAAGTGTGCCTCAGAAGGTTCACAGGTAGCGGTTTTGCCGGTGAAGTCTTCCCAGCGTTTGGCGATGACATCGCAGTAGGCGGGGGATAGTTCCATCATGCGGCAGTGGCGGCTGGTTTTCTCGCAGGCAATAAGAGTGGTGCCAGAACCGCCAAAAAGGTCAAGTACGACATGCCTTGCTTTGGTGAAGTCAGCAAGTGCTTGTTCCGCCAATGCAACGGGCTTTTGCGTGGGATGAACGTATTCAGAAGCGCGATCTTTTGCAATGTCCCAGACAGCCATGCCTCGTTTGCCTTGAAACTTGGGAGAGCCCTTGGCGCAGAAAAGTGCCATCTCGTAGTCGAGTGCATACTGTCCTTCAAGATCACCCATGCCACCACCACCCTTCGCCCAGATGAGAGTCTGCTTGTAGAAGGAATCAAACTGCTGACGCCAGATGGGATAGACGTGATGCGATGTCCAAACAAATGCGGCTGAATCATCAGCAAGGAATTGCCAGATGATGGGAGCGACTTCAAGAATGGTGTCGTCGTTTTTTATTTGACCAAATTTGTTTTGCCAGCCTGAGTCGTATTCAACGCCATACGGCGGATCTGTAAATACCATGTCCGCCTTCTTGCCATCCATTAGGCGTTCGACGTGCTGCGGGTTGGTGCTGTCACCACAAAGCAACCTGTGATCACCAAGCACCCAGAGGTCACCTGGTTTGGTGATGGGGTCTTCGGGCGGTTCGGGTACGTCGTCAGCGTCTGTTAATCCTTCAGCTGGTAGCTGTTCAACTTCACCAATGATTTCTGCTAGATCTTCATCGTCAAACCAAGGCGTAATGTCTTGCTCTTCGCTGAGCTGTTTGAGCATGTCTGCATTCCAGTCAGACAGGTCGCTTGTGCGGTTATCAGCTAGAGCAAGACCGACTTTTTCTTCTTCAGATAAGCCTGTGCGTTTGACGGCGATGATTTCAGTGCCGTCAGTTTCGATGACGCGCAGATTTTTGATGCCTGCGGCTTTGGCACCTTCAATGGTGCTGTTGCCTGCAAGGATGCGGTTTTCTTCGTCGATAACGATGCTGCGTGCAGCACCGTAGCGTTTAAGTGATTCTTCAATCAGCGTGGCGGATTGATTGGTGCGCTTGCGTGCGTTTTTATGATCGTGCTTTAGGTCGTTGAGACTAGCCACGCAGATTTAGTATCTGCGATGAGATTAGCAGATTTAGGATTTTTGGGCGTATTACTGAACAAAGCTTTGTGCCGAAGAGGATAAACAGTCTAGAAATTTTTTGCGATTGCCAAAAATGTAGCAGCTTTCGGATTCTGGCAAAAAGTTACTGATGTAGCGTTTTTGCAGAAGTGTAGTGACGGCTTGAATTTCGTGCGGTTCAACCGTCTCTTGATATGGTCCAACCGTGAGGAGTACGAATCCAGAGGATAGGCTTCGGATTTTTGGCGCGGGCGAAAGCCTGCTGAAGTCTTGCGTCATGGTCGGCGAATGCTTGATGAATGTTGCTTTGTTCAGCTTGGCGGAGTCGTTTTTGTTTGTCCATTGTTGAGAAGAAGTGTTTAGGACTTACACGAAGTGCCCTTCAGAACACATGATCGAAAGAATCGGTGTACTTGCGCGTCATTTCTGATAGCGCACACTTGATGCCTAGTTTTATTTTGATGCCGGGAGATTGATCGCGACCACAAACGCGCCCTGCCTTTCCGTCTGCGTACGGTATTTTATAGCTTTCAACCTGCAGCCCACAGGTATCAGGCTTCCCGGCAGGGTTAGTCAAAGGCAGCCATCGTGCCAGGGAGTGCCGCAAGAATTATTAGAGATAATGTCTGCGTCTGACGGTTCCCAGTTTTCTATGTATTCAAGAGCTGGGAGAATTTCGTCTTCAATTTTTTCTGCGATGTCAGAAGGAATGTTTTGAGTAATCAAAAGCCGTTTGAAGCGTTGAGCTGCATGGTGAGCAAGCTCATATTCACTGAGTGAATGGATGTTGTACATGATCAAAAAGGCAGGGTTTCTACGGTGACTTGAGAATCATTGAAGCCGCAGAGGGTAGCGTCATCAAGGAGTTGTTTTAGCTCTTCGTCATTGTCTGCGTCTTGCTGCCAGTCTGGTGTGATGACGGTGTAAGACGGACGGCAAGAAGCTGCTAGGAGTGCGTCAGAGCGTTCGTCGTAGCGCTGACGTGCTTCGTATTGAAGAAGCGATTCGTGGTGGTAGTACATGAGTTGTGTGAGATGCGGTCTCCCGCTTGATCAAAGTATGGCATGCCGGACAGAAAAACGCAAGCGGCTAGCCAGGCGCGTACAGGTTGCAATAGGTCGCAGCGTGTAAGCCTTCTTCCTGCGGATCAGGAAAACCAAAAGTGCAACGCGTATTTTGCCAGTGCTGACAATGGTTGCAGGTCTTACTGCTACGGCGTGGGATGTCAGGTCGGATGTTGGCAAAGTGCTTGCCGTTTCGGATGTAACCGATGGTTGAACGACTTACGCCGTAACGCCTGCCTGCACTAGTGTCGCTGTCATCGCTTTGAAGAATGTCGATAACTTGCTGATCCGTGAGCCTGCGCGTGTTAGCTCCGCGTTTCATTTTTAATCAACAAGTTGATCGATGTACCAACGAGCCTTG